CCTGTCATAACTTTTCCATACTTTTCTACTAGATCTGATTGTGAATTAAACCAACGCCTTGCGTAATCAACTGCACTTGATATATACCAACCAGCTTTTGGATTAGCCCCGTAGTGTAAAACTGCGTCATTATACCATTTATTTAAAATCCACTCATCATCTATGAAGTCCAGATTAAACTTATTAGCTAATAATGTGAAACAGGCAAATAATGTGCAAGCATAAGAATTACCTTGATTAAAAGATATTCCATTTGTTGAAAAATTATTTTCATTTTTAGGAATTAAAATATTAGCTAGAGATATTGTATAATCTGTTGCTTTAAGTCCAACTCCTAATAAACCTGATTGTTTCATATTTTTTTTAGTTATGAATAAAACCATAAAATTACTATTCCAGCACTTCCATTTCCACCATTCCCACCAGTTAATCCGTCACCTATTCCTCCTGCACCTCCTGGATCTCCATAATGATTTGCACCACCTCCACCCCCTCCACCAGCACCAAAACTAGCCCCTGCACCTCCATTAGTTCCACTATTAGAACCAGACCATCCACCAGTTGATCCAGCACCACCACTAGAACAAGCAGTAGTTCCACCATCACCACCTAAACTTCCAGATGAGCTATAAGCACCACCGTCCCCTCCATTGTTAGACCCATATACACTTTTAGATCCAAAATAAGGTCTTTGAAAATGTATATCATAGTTTGCGTCTATTGAAAAGTTCCAACCACCACCTCCAACGCCAGAACCACTCATTTCACCAATACTAGAACCATTTGGGTAGCATTCATCAGTAGAACCATTTAAAGAAATAGCACCACTAACAGAAGATGTTCCACCAGCAGTTCCAGCAGAGCCAGCGTCATAACTATCACCAGTTGCACCACTTCCACCAGCACCACCAGCACCACCAGCACCAACGGTAACAGTTATTGAAGCACCAATAGTTAAATTCGAAAATGATTTCAATACTGGATAAGCACCATAACCACCTCCCCCTCCGTAAGTATCCCCATAACCAGGCCTATTAGACCCAGCTTGGTCACCTCCGTTCCCACCATTTCCACCATTAACAACCAAAGCAGTACATTTACTAGCACCAACAGGAACCACAGTAGAACCTGATGAAGTAAATATTTCTCTTGATATTAAAGTTCCAGTTTTCATATTTTTATTGATAAGCTATTAAAGAAATTAAATTACAAGGTTTATTAGCATTAGTTCCAGTAAGCCCTGAATTTAATCTTGACAGCTGACATAATAAATAACCCTCATCATTATCTTGAAAAACATCATCTTTATCTATTGTAAATAATGTTTCAGTAAAATTAGTCACAGCAGGAGTTAATGTTATTTCATTTGTGTAAGTAGTCGGTGAAGTTAAATCTATTGTATCTGTATCTATTATGTGTTTTACATCTAATTGAAATTTAACAGCAGTTCCAGTCACACTTGAATCAAAATTAAAATTAGCCACTAATAAAACATCATAATCTTTATTTATTTTTTTAAATGGTATTTTAAAAGTTCCTTTTGGAGTTCCAGTATTTGTAAAAGCAACAGCTAAAACAACAGAATTTATTAAAGAGTCTGTTATTCCATCTTGCGAACCCTCAAATTGTTCAATATTGAATACTGTTGATTTACCATAAAATTCATTTATATCGGCAGAAGCAACTGTCCCTCCTGCTGTTGTTATACTAGGCATATTTTTAAGCGTTAGTTAATGTATATTCTTGTGATATTGTCATTGTATCAATTAAATTTTTTGTCCAATTTATATTTACTCTGCTAAATAAAATACCACTATCAGCACTTGAAGTTCCATCTATAAAGTTTCCAAATTCTTTAAATGTTCCTTCAACTTCACCTGTATCAAAAAATGCAGTTAATAATGCTTTTGTTCCGTCAAAAGAAGCACTAAATTGGGCATTTCTAAATGTTTCAGTTTCCAAAGTTGTATCAGTAGCAACCGCTGTTGTAGTTCCTGTTCCAAGTCCAGCATAATTTATATAACCAGAATAAGTAGTATCATTTGCAAGTAATCTAGCTAAAACATTAAAACCTACATTTGCTATAATATTATGATTAACAGTTATAAATTTTGTTTCACCAAAAATTAGTTTTGATAAATATTCTTTTCTATCAATTTTACCTTTATAAAGCTCATTTTTTAAAAATTTATTATAAAGAATTTCATCAACAGATAAAGTTGATTGGTCATTTATCTTACATTTAATATTCCCTATAAGTTTTATATCTTGCTTCATTTAAGTATATTTTAATGAATAATCTAATAATCCAACTCTCTTTGTATCAGTAGTCAAGTCTGTTGGATAATAAGGGGCTAAAACGCCAACTAAATCTAAT